GTGATATGTAAGACCTGTGCTTACTACGTTGGCATGTGGTGTGGTGAGTACGACAACGGGCAATGGATATATCAGCCTTACGATAGGTTGACAGATTATTGTCGTGACATGGACGAAGCGACTCAGGAGTTGACTGCTATCAGGATGCTTCATGGAGCAAGCTGGTCAACAGAAGTACCGCGCGGTCATGAACCAGAGGACACGGGACATGACGGCTGGAAAATTGAACGAATGGGAGGAAGTTAATAACCCACCAATAAGTTTGCATACCTTGTCAAAGGTTGGTAAACTTTAACCAAGGTCGTGGATAATCTGCGGCCTTATCAAACTAAGAGGAACTAATTATGGGAAATGCATACGCCCACTTTAATTCATCTGGGAATTTGCAATATCAAGGCAACTTCAAGGGATTGCGAAGAAATCCCCATCGCGCTTGTTACACCAAAAAGCGCAAGTCTAAAACTCTTGCTAACCGTGATCGCTGGGAGCGGAACAACCAGCCTTGGCTTGGAGGTGGCAATGTCTAAGAAGTATCAACGCATCATTGACTTGCTTGAAGAGTCAATGCAGAACGAAGAGTCATGGCGTAAGACATGGCAATCTCAGTCACGCTTGCATTGCAATTGGATTAGCAAGCGACCTTACTCTGGCACCAATCAACTGATGGCGATGGTGGCGGCGTGGAAATACGAATACACCTCGACGTACTGGCTGACGTACAAACAGGTGCAGGATCTTGGCGGCAACGTCAAGGGTCAGAAGGCAACACCAGCTATCTTCTTTGGCGATGGTGTTGACAAAGATGACCCTGAAAAGACGTACAAGTTTGCCAAGGTCTACAATCTATTCAACATTGAGCAGACCGGCATTGAGGTTCCGCCGATTGAGGTGCGAACAACCAAGCTGGAAAACCCCTACGAACTTGGCGATGCAATTGGCGTCAAGGTTAAAAGCTCAGAGGAACACAATCCGTGTTACTCACCTGTCACTGACACAATCAAGATGCCAACTCCGGGTCAGTTTGAGTCAGATGACGCCCACCAATCTACGTTCTATCACGAATGTGCACATGCCACTGGTCACAAGTCTCGTCTTGATCGACCACTAACCGGAATGTTTGGCAGTGAGGATTATGCCAAAGAAGAGTTGGTGGCAGAGCTTGCGTCTGTGTTCTTGTGTGCTGAGCTTGGTGTCAAGTATGACATTCAACAACATGCCAGCTATCTCAAGTCATGGCAGAAAGCTATTAAGACTGATGCAAACTATCTGCTGAAGGCGGCGACTGCGGCACGTAAAGCTAGTGAGTTTTGCATTGACCAGTTGAATCTTGTTCGCAAATACGAGGAGGTAGCTTGATGGATTTACCAGAACACATCGTTGCGTTGATTGCCTGCATTGTCCTGACGCTTGCGTTTGGCATTGTTGGTGAGCTTGAGTATCAAGATGCTTTGTATCTTGAAAGTAAGATCTTGGACGGAACCGCCCCCCATCCGGAGGTGGGGGGAGCGGATTCCGCCCTTCGCTCAAACTGAAAGGAGTATGTATGTCTACACATTTTGATCAAGTTGTACAGGCTTGTCCTGAGTTGACCAAAGCTGAGTGTGAAGCGGTGCGTGATCATTTGTATGACACCACCAAATCTGGCGAAACTTGGTATCCAGATTTGATTAAGTCTGCGGCTCGCAGTTTGTTTCCATATCAAGCCAAGCCAAAAGAATCTGTCGTGTTTATGAGGCAGGCAGATTACCTACGGATTGCGCGTCAGCATTTGCAGGCCGCATCCAAAGCCCTGAGTCACGGTAAGCCTAACGATAACGTGGCTCAGATTCATCTGGATGTGCAGTGTTGCATCCATTACATCAGCGAAGAGCTAGGTGAGTGTGATGGCTGAAGCTGATCGTTACTTTCCAGCATCGTTGGTCAAGGCATACTTTAATTGGTGCGCCGCCAACGATCATAAACCGGGATACCAAGGACTGTTTGACTTTGTGTCAGAGGTTCAAGGCAACAAACACCTGAATGGTATTCCATCACATCGAACCATTGAGGAGATATTTGATTATGTCAGTAGACAAAACGAAGTTGATTGAAGAAATCGACCATCATGTAGCAATTATTCGTAAGGCTACCGCTGATGATCTGCGAGAAAGCAGGCGTTACAAACGCCATGTTAAAAAATTTAGCGCTCCTTCTCTTTATTTTGAGGGAATGATGGCTTTTTTGCGTGGCAGAATTTCAAGCAACAAGCTGGCTTTACAGCATTTCAAGTGGGTTAAGCAGTCACTTAACACAATGGAGGAGTTACGATGAGACGCACATCAAACGCAACTTTTAATAACTTTAAGTGGAGCAAAGCGGATCATGACTTGATGGTTGCTTTACTTAAAGAAGGTAAAAATTATGCTCAAATTGGAAAGTGTTTAGGGCGAAGCACAAAAGCAATTGAGCAACACGCTTATCAAACCCGGAAAAAATTAAAAGAATCTGGAATGTCGGATAAAACAATTTCAGAGTTGATTCCAAACAGCCGCAGAATAAAGCGGCGTATAGTTCGCAGCCCTGATCCAGTTGAAAGTAAATCAAAAGAAGAGCCGATTGTTTACTCAGGCGGAGCTTTGTTTGAAAGCCAGATAGGTAACTTGCTTATTGCATCTGCCGCTTGTGCAATTGGCATCTGGTTTATGGTTGGCATTTTAATTGCGTCAGTATTTTAGGGGGACGTATGGGAACTTCTAGTATGTTTGGTACTCACACATTTGATGTCCAGCTTGACTGTCCTTGGATGACTACCGATGTATATGTCACATTTAATAACGACTCAGGCGATGAAAAATTAACTGAGCTTGAGTCTGTTGTTATTGTCCGTACTGGTCAAGACATTACAAGCCAGGTCAATCCTGATTATTTCTTTGATTTAATTGAGGATTTTGTAGACAACGCTGACTATCACTACAGCGATCATGGAGATTGAGCATGATTGATCCAGAGGATGATGATTACGAGGATGACTCCGAAGATGATGGTCAACCCGATGAAGCTCAAGAATGGTATGACTTCGATCCAGATTGCTAGTAATATCGAACATTAGTCCAAGGTGATAACTCCTCGCCTGTTTGAGCCGGTTGGCCGCGCCCCGGTGGACAGAATCGCGGCCTCTCCGATGTCGGGGCGAGCTTCGATGCCCCCGACCCGATGACCCCCACCCTGTCTAGCCTAGCGATGCTTCGGCTGGCGCTGGCTCCGCCGGAGCGGTTGATGGTGCGGCGTCCTCCGTCCCCAATGCCGCGTCGATGGCACTGCGGGTGGTGAACGGCTTGCCCTTTGCGTCCATCATGTACTTGATACCTTGAGCATCAAGAACCCTAGTTAGTTTTGGCGTGGTGTATGCCTTGAAGATGTCAAACAGTTGACGGTAGTAAAGGTACTCAGCTTGCTCGCTCATTGCTTCTCCTTAGAAAAAAGCCCCGACTAGCGGGGCAAAGATGTGGTGTCATTGAGCTACTAATGACATTACCACGGGACATCTTGGGACGGCGCGGGAGCGGTCTGCTCCTTTGGCTTCCAGACAACACGCTCGGCGTACCACTTGCCGCCCTTTGACTCTTTGACTTCAACGTTGAGCCATTCGATACCTTGCTCAGACTTTTCGATGTTGCCAACCCACTGCTTAAACTCGTCGAGTTTGAAAGACAGCTTTGCCTTTACAAAGTCAGGTGCATTGTCGCCGGGATGCTTGGCTATCAAACCATCTGCAAACTGTTTTTCTTCGCTCATGCTACTTGTTTCCTCGCGTTGTAAAATTCATCGGACTTTAGAAATGTCCGCTCTTCTGTGGTAAAGATCCCGCCTTTCGTTGGGGCCAGCCACAATGCTTCTTTGGTGTCGTTATCTAACTCGTCCCACCCTTCAGCAACTGCAAGCATATCACCTTTTGCAATGTTGTCTTTAATATATCCAACACTGGTAAAGTTTTCTGCTAATGCTTTGTTGTGTCGGACGATGGGATCGACGGCATCCTTTGCTGAACCGTGGGCGATGGCGTTTGACACCTCGTCTGCACTGGCAATCTCACTTCCACCCAACCCAAGAAACGCTAACGCTCTACCAACGGCAGACGTTTCTGCATTTTCCAAGGCTGAGGTTTTATTGATCTTGCCGTAGGTTCTGCTTTCCTCTGCATACCCTGTAGCAACGATTCTATTTTCAGAATTGCGAATGGTTGCCTTAATCACAACATAAGGATCTTCCGCTTCTGTTCTTGTAGTTTCGATAGACCAGCCCTTGTAAGCTGGAGATTTCCTGAAGTCATCAATGCGACGAGCTACCGTTAGGTAAACCTTCCCATGAATCTCTACTTCACCTTTACTTTTATCCGCTTTCATCATGGCCTCCTTTGTTTGACCAAGTGCAGTATGCCTACATTTGTATACATTTGTCAACACTTGCAAACATTAAAAAGATTGGCGGTAATAGTTGACATCTAACAAAGGTTAAGTCAAAGTTATAGGTTCCGCCCAAACAAAAAGGAGAGCTACATGCAAGACGATTGGACGGCGTATTGCGAAGAACAAGAAAGACTAACTCAACACATACCACCACAGCCCGTCAATGGCGCTACATCAAACATTAATCAAACCAATGGACATCCACACCCCATTACATTAAACGGCGCTGACGGCGTTTCTATAGCCTCTTCGTTGGCTCGGCTTAAAAGTGCGGCAGTTAACGACAGGATTGCAGAGATTGAAATGCGCTTGGCAAAAGAACGCGATGTCATTCCCGGCATGATAACTACAGGCACTGTCACCCTTGTATATGCACCTAGCGGAGCAGGCAAAACAGTGTGGATATTGGGCAACCTATTCCAATCCATCCGCAACAACCTGATACGCGGCTCCGATGTCATATATTTTAACGAGGACGATGGCGCTAAAGGTGTGCTTCAGAAGGCAAAACTTGGCGACAGACACGGGATGACGATGGTAACGCTGGCTAACTCGCCTGACCCATCACTCCGCAACACTACTGACGCTTTACGCCTGCTTAACTTGATCCGCATGGAGGGTGAAGCTGACGGCAAGATTGTAATTTGTGACACTCTTAAAAAGTTTGCGCCAGTTTTAAACAAGTCTGACATGCGCGAAGTGCTTCACGTTTTCCGTGAGTTTGCGGCGGCAGGCGGCACAGTCATCTTGCTGGGCCACTGCAACAAGCACCGCACAATGGATGGTCGGTTGGTTTACGAAGGGGTAGGCGACCTCAAGGCTGACGTTGACAATATGTTTGGCCTCGACCCATTGAACGACAAGTTTGCCGCATGGCAGGAACTTTTAGTAATCAATGAAAAAGATCGCAGTCAGGTCAGCTTTGAGGGTGGGTTTAAGTATAAGCAAACCGGAGAGTTGATTAACTACGAAGACTCCGTTGATTCTGTGCAGTTCATGAGTCCTGATGACATTAGTGAGCTAAAAGACAGGCAGAAAGCCCAAATTAATATTGGCAAAGCCAAAGCCAAATACGAAGACGAGTATTACTTTCTCAAGTCAGTCATGCGTGATGGCAAAACCTTTTCCCAAAGCGAGTTATACCACTTGCTACGAGATGAAGAAGCCAATCCAAACGAGTGCACAAAGAAAACATTGCGTAACTGTATGGAGTTGTTGCGTGGAAACTATCTTGAGCTTGAGCGAAGAGGTGCAAACAACGCCAAGTTTTATCGTTGGAACGCATAGGTATGCGGTTGGCCCCGTTGGCCCCGTTGGCCCCGTTAGCCCATGATTTAGGGGGCGGGTCAGTCCAAGCCGCCCCCTTTTTGTTGGGCCAACCGGGCTAACCGGGCAAACCAAACTAGGAGGAGTTATGACAGACGGACATCAATGGCTTGTTGATCACAAAGATAAGCTGGAGTTTTTTGTTAGTTTTGCCACGCTTGCACTGCAGAATGGTGAGCATCACCTGTACTCTATCAAGCCTGCTGGCAGAACAGAAAAGCAAAACAATGCCATGCACTTATGGTTCAGGCAGATTGCTGAAAAGTTAAATGATGGTGGCTACCACGCTACTCACCCATTCAATGTTGAAGTAGAGGTGCCGTTTACTGAGGTGCTTGTAAAAGAAATGCTGTACAAGCCCATCATTAAAGCCATGTACGACAAAAAATCTACGTCAGGGCTATCCGGTAGGGAGCTTAGCGAAGCCGCTGAGGTGCTTGTCAGGTGGCTTGCAGAGCATAAGGGTATGCTGGTGCCGTTCCCTCAACATGTAAAGGAGTTGAACTGATGGCAATTAAACGTGAAGCCTGCGATGCGTGGTTCAGTAAATGCGTCCGACACCGTGACCAACACCGCTGTGTTTACTGTTTCGGAGAAGGGACTGACTGCGCCCACATTTACGGCAGGGCCAAGAAGTCTGTGCGCTGGTCAATGGATAACGCTATAACCTTGTGCCGCTATCATCATAGATACTTTACGGCTAACCCTATTGAGTTCCATGACTTCCTGCTCAAGACATGGGGTGAAGGTCACATGGATATACTGCGCGAAAAATCCAACGCTATCCTAAAAACCAACAAGATACTGCGGAAAGAAATAAGCGACCATTACAGGGCGGAATTCAGAAAAGCTGAAGCCGACCCTGTATATGAAATCGTAAGCTGGAATTAATCTGTTTCTGGCAGGCGCTTCTGGGTCATCATCCCACCAATGTCGGCAAGCTCTTCCTGTCCAGTAAGCTCGCCAACATTTCTGGTGATACGACCAACATCCCTAAATAACGGTAGCTCTGATGCAAGTCGGGCTACCGGATACTCTCTGTCTGCCACGCCAATTGCTGTGCCTGCAATATCAAACGGCCTAGTTACTGCTATAGGCAATAGCCCTTGGGCCGCTGTAAGTAAAATGCCGTTTTCTTTAATCTTTCCGAATTGGTAATCATTGAGGCCAAGTGTGTTAGCCGTTAGCAATGACGCCCACGCATCACCGTAACCCCTTGCTACCCCACCAAACGATGCCTCTCCATCTCCAAATATAAACTGTCGACCTTCATTGATGATGGCGTAGCCGCCTGCTCCGTATGCGGCATATCGCCCAAGAAACTCTGCCGCTTTTTCTGGCTTGCCTGCCTTGAGATTGCCCATAACTTCGCGCAATGCCAGCGCCTGCTGTTTAACTACAAAACCACGCAATGCCCAAAGCGGACGAAGGTTAGGATGACGCGCCCATGCGGACGGTCTACCTGCCGCACTGATTAACTGCTGTTGACCAAGACCGGCAAACATCAATTCTTCAACAAGCTCTCTTCCCTTGCCTGTGTACTTTGTCCAATCCATGCCATGTTGCTTTAGCTGACCGGACAAAATATCTAACTCTGCTTTATTGAAGTAAAAGCCCCAGTTATCAGCAAGCGTTCCAGCATTTGCGTCATCAGCCGCACTACGCAAAACACCACGCATTACCCCCTTTTTGCCAACTTGATCCATAGCGGCAAAACCAGAGCCTTTCATCAAAAAGTTTGCAGTGTTCCGCATCTTCTCTGCGGTAGTAACCATCCAGTTTGATGCATCGCTAGCTTGGTCATTAATAATGTTTACAAATTCGCCAAAGGTCTGATTATCAAGACCCATTTTTTTTAGGTCTGCATTAGGTATTTTGTTAAATGGGCTAGCGGCCTTCATGCCTTCGCGCACAGCACGACCACCATACTTCGCGCCAACCAAAGGAATGTCTGCAAGGTTCAATACGGCTGACAATGGGCCAGCCAAAGTCAACGCATAAGCCAAAGAGTTTGCCGCCTGAATCAAAGGATGTGGCGTTTTAGCCTGACCCATAATTGACTCTGTTATTTCACGCACTGCAAACTCAGCGCCTTCTTGGCTAATACCTTTTTTCTGAAGGGTAAACTTCAACGCATCCATAAACTCATCGGGTGTCAATGGATCTGTAGCCGCTCTTTGTAAATTTCTACTAAGCAATATAGGGTCAGTAGCAAGCTCGCCAGTAGCCTCAATTGCTACAGAGGAACGATCTACTGCGCCTTGCCTACGAGGGCCAGCCTTATAATCATCAATGCGAACACCAAACTTGCGCTGTATTTCTGCAAGCCTTTGCATTTTAAATATGCGACGCATATCAGAAACAATTGGGTTTTCATATTCAGATGGATCAGGGCGGCGAGGATCGGCTTCATCAAGGTATGAGCCACGAGTTCGTTGCTCAAATGCAGGATCTTCAAACATCTTTTCAATCTCTGCATCGGTCATGCCTTCTTCTTTGAGCCTGTCACGATAGCCGCGATTACGAGTGTGAAGATAAGTAATGTCGCCAAAGTTTGCGCCAAATACTTTATTGTTTAACTCATTGTTTTTCCTTGAGCTATAACCTAAGTACCGCTTCAACACTGCCATGTGTTCAGTATTTAATTCTTCAGCAAGCTCTTTTTCTAGCCGCACAATAGAATCATCAAAGCTACTACCAAGTTTGCCTGCCGCAAAATCAAGCAGTACGCCTTTGGCTCTGGTGCTTTCATTAATTATTTTAATAACAGGTACAAGTTCTTCTGATAAACCATCAAGCTCCTTGTTGACGATGCGTAACGCAGTTTCATCAGCAAGCTGATAACGGCCCATAACATCGTTACTCACCTCACGACCAAGACGGTCTGATGTGCCGGTTAGTTTGTCGTTATAAAACTTGCGTAATGACCCCTTTAATCCTTCCCATAACTCGCCTGCCGTTTGCGCTTCAGACAATGGCTTAACTGCGTAGGCAGGGTTGTCCACCTCTGTATATATAGCGGCATCTTCTGCCTCGTCTATGGCTCGTTGAGCCGATTGAGTATCAATGTCATATACTTCTTCAGCTATATCATCTGCTTGTGTTTTCAATCCGCCAGCGGACGATGGCGTCATTGCCGCATCAACAACCTTGCCAAGAGCAAGACCAACAAGCCCACCAAATGCCGCTTGCCCAGCACGTTCTTCAAAAGTTTCTCCAGTGCCAGCACCATACAGAGCACCTTCTGCAAAACCCGCCTTTGCAACACTGGCTCCTGCCTTTGTTAATCCTTTTACAAGCAATCCGCCAGAAGGAATAGCGCCAAGCACCTCAAGCGGCAAAGCAAGTCCAGCTAACTCTGGGTTGTTGCGCTTCCACATTTCACGAGCAACTTCGTACTCTGCCTTGGCTTGATCGTATTCAATACCTTCCTTTGCTGATCTAGCATTGGCTACAAGCTCACCAAGAAAACCAAACGTAATGCCTTCACCAAACTCAGTAGCTAATCCACGAATATTTTCGTCTGTTTGTTTTGCTCGGCGTTGAGCAATCTGAATAGCAAGATCCATTGTTTCATCAGAAAACTCCATATTATCTGGTTGAGCCTGTGCAACTTGAGGCTGAGAAAAAAAGTAATCAAGTGCAACCTGACCGCCTTCCATCTGAACAATAGCTTTAACTACATCATCAACTTGGCTTTCAGAAACCTTGTCATCAGCCTGTATCCCTACTTGTTGGCTAACAAAGTCTATATATTGAGATGTTTTGTTTTCAGATGGTGGAGCGTATTTATTAAGAAATTCAGAAAGATTTAAATTTCTAGTTTGAGTATCAAGAACAACCTGTTTCCGTAAAGCGGCAAGCCCTGACTGTGGCGTTGCAAACTCAGCAAAGCCACCCTCACCCTCTGTTGCGCCAGCTTGTCCAGCAAGACGCAAATTACCGGGGTTGTTATTTCTAATAGACAGCGGAGAGTCTTCAGGAATTTCTGCGTCTCCACCTAAAAAAATATCATCTTCAATGCCAAGCCTGCGCCTAGCAATAGAATCAGCAATAGCTTGGCTTTCAGCAGATAAAGCCATCAGGGCCGTTGCCTTCTATTCATTTGACCGCCAGTTCCTGTTTTTCGATCAAACGTGTAAGGCTCAGCAACTTGTGATGGGCCGCGCCGTTTTCGTCTGCCTTCTCCTCCCGGTTCGGGCGCTTGTCTTTGAAGAGCAGATTCAGCACCAGCAATAGCAAGCTCAGCTTGGCGCTGGGCAACTGCTATTTGTTCTTCTGTTGCGTCGGCTACATTGATGCCTTGGTTTCTTAAAATGCTGTTAGTTAGCCTGCCAATATCTTCCGCATCCATCCTATTTTTTTCAGCAAATTTTGCAGAGCGAGCCATTTCTTTTGGAAAGTTTTCATATAGCCAAGCATTAACTTCATTTGGTATTTGCGCTTCAGCAAGACCGTCAATTCTTCCCATCAGGTCAGCAGTTTGCTCTTCTGACATATCTTCAATTTTTGTAGCAATATCTCTATAAAACGGAATATCAAAAAAGTCACCCTGCCTAGCAATAATTCCTAACTGTGCTTTAGCCAGTGCTTCTGCGCGTGGTTGTTCAGGTGTGCTAATAGGCTGAATAGCTATCTTAACTTCTTCTTTAATTCGCGTTTCCATCGCCGCGTTATAAAGTTTTCTGCTTAAAGGGTCATTCCGATCTTTAATTGACAAACCCATCTCTTCAGCGGTTGCCATTTCTTCGGCACTCAGTGGGCCAGTTTGAAGACGTTGCGCTCTAATTTCACCATCAGCTTTTTCTATTGCTTGTCGTGCTGATTTATCTTGGCGAACTGCTTTGCCAAGCCCCGCAGAGTCAAGCCGTGCAACAGTCTTTTTGTATTTTTCGCTATTAGGGTCAAGACTTGCCAACACGTTTGTAGCCGCTTCAACACGTTTTTCTCGCAACGTTGCGTCACGCTCAAGAGCCTGCACATCAGCTTTGTATTGAATTGTTGATGCCTCAGTAGCCGCCGCTGTGTTTTGCTTCATCATAGCAAGGCGTTCTTTTAATGTTTTTTGTACAAGCAACTCTTGGGCTGATAACGGCCCCACTTGTTGATCAAAGTTTTGCAATGCTTTTTCTGTATTCAAAATAGACATTGCAGTGTTTGTTGTTTTCTTTGCTTGGGTAGCCCCACGCTGTTGGTTGACAGTATTGATGCTGTCCATAATCAACTGCCTAGACTCTGCATTTTTTGTCTGAGTAAGCAATGCATTTAAGTCATTAGATGCGCCAGTTAACATACCCATGTCACCCGTCTCTTGGGCAATCTGAGCTTTCTGCATTAAGTCTAGTGTGCTTTGCTGGACTAAACGCTGTTCTTCTTCGCGGTCTCTGCGCTCAACACCAAGCATCCCAGCCGCAATAGATGTTCCTACGTTGCTAGAAAAACTGGGCCTTGCAAGCCCGCCTAAAACAGCATTGCTTAACCTTAAACTTGCCATGATTTATCTCCAAATCCCGGTGTAATCAACTTGATAGTACCCGCTGTCATGGATGCTTACACGCTCTGGGTGAGTCTCAAGCAACTCTTGAGCAAGTACTCCAATCTCAGAACCGTATTTACCAAGCGCATTAGCCGCTTTATTCCAATCCCACCTGTAAAGATTAAAGCCCTGTTTGTTTGCGCCAAGCAGCGTAATGTTTTCTTTAAGCCGTACATCTGAAATTGACTTGATAAGATCAGATACAAAGTCAAACAAACCACCGCTACCGCTTGATGCGCCTGCCGCCAATACCCCAGCACCAACATCACCAATAAGGTTGGCTTGACCAAGGCCAGATGCAAGCAGTGCATCAATTCCAGACATTGAAGCCTCACCAAACAATCCAGTGCCATACAGCTGACCACGTTGCTGTAGCTGACTTGCCGCCAATGCTTGTTGCAATGCGTTTAATGATGCCGCTTCAGGAATAAATGCCGCCTTAGTAGCGCCCAATCCGCGCTCAAACGCCGCAGACTGAAGTGCCTGCTCTCCAGCAAGCATACCCAAGCCTGCTGTGCCAAGCTGTAATCCTCTTGTCTGACGAGCAGTTAATAGGTCTTGCCCTAACTGAGCTAATGCGCCTGTAGTCCCTGCAAACTGCGCTCCTAACGCACCAGCTTGAGCGCGCTCTGCTTGCGCTTGTTGCATTGCCTGAAGCATTGCGGTGTTTTGGGCTTCTGCTTGAGCTTTAGATAAGGCTAACTGCTCTGGTGTACCGCCAAACAAATTAGTTGCCACGCCCAATCGACCTTGATTCGCTAACCGTTCCTCTAGCATTAATCTTTGGCGTTCTTCTTCAGGCATTTGAGCCGCCCGTATGCGCTCAAAAATAGCCTGCTCCCTAGCTTGGGGGCTTGCTAATGACTCGCCTATAAACTGCTGTGCCGCGCCTGCTGTTGTGCCGCCAAGGGCTTGAGTTTGAGCTAAATTTGCAATATCAGCACCAAGCGCAGACCCAACAGACCCAAGAAGCTGTCCGCCAATAGTGCCAGCTTGTGCGGCCTGCGGCATAGAAAGGGTTGATTCTTCTAATGCACGAGAAAGCAAAGCATTTTGAAGTGAAGCGGCTGTCCCGGTTGGCCCCAACTGAACATCACCTTCACCAAACCTAGCAAAGCCAGTTCCAGTGCTTACCCCAAATGGGACAAACTCTGTTTGCTTTTTAACTTCTGTCGCTAATTGATTTGCCGCTGTTTGAGCAGAAGTGCCAATACTTCCTAGCTTGTTATAAGCCGTATTAACTGCCGCTAAACCAGCAATATCGCCAAACAAAGACATTAGTACGTCCCTCCATCAATCGTGCCTGTAGACAGAGTTCCCGTAAAATTAAGCGCAGGAATCGTTACAGTCCCTGTAAAGGTCGGCGAAGCAATATTCGCCTTAGTTGCTGATGCCGTAGCAATCGCATCAAATTCCGTATCAAATTCACTACCACGGATAATCTTGTTGGTATCGCCAGCAGGCAACGTATCCTTAGCAGTAAAGTTCGTTGTTTTTGTATAGTCGCTCATACTGTCTTACCTATTAATGCTAGTACGTTAATTTCTTGAATTGAAAGCTGAGAGCCATCTATATCAGCTTCAAGCCCAATAGTCACAACACCGCCACTACCCGTAGTATTTACCGTGGGTTTAGTAGTTAGGATGCCGCCAGTAAACGTGCCAACGGTGTACTCCGACAATCCGTAATATGCTGGCACCTGATTACCTACGCTAATCTCGTAGTTTTTAAAGTTTGTTTTAAAGTCGTATGCCCACTTAACAAAGATTGTTTCCTCGTTAGCGCCAATCAACGTAGGCTTAATCTTTTTAACAATCTTGGTTTTACTGGGATCGCCAAAGGTCAGCGCAGGACTAAAGTATCGGAACCGATAAACAGATGCGTTGTCCAAAAACGTATCGTATTTGCCCAACCCATCAGTAGTGCCAATATACAGAGTGCCGTCTTTATCTCTGGCAAACGACTTGTGGCCCACAGATGTCCACCGAGTTGTTCTGTATGCGCCATTTTCTAATCTGCCCTTCAAATCAAAACAGTAAATAGTAGCCTGACTAGGAAAGCAGATAAGGTAAAACGAGTTTTCCGGGCTGTAGATTGATGCAACCGGCTCGGTTTCAGCATCAATAACCTCAATAATCTCTGTCTTTACGTTAAGGCTAAGGTCAGATAGCGGCAGTGCTTTTTCCTGAATAGCACGACCAAGGCTTCGCAACCCTGAGTTCGACATAAACAGTATGTCTGTACCAATAGACTGCACAGAGTTCCGGTCTATACATCCAACCCCTGACACTGTATCAGCCAAAACCATAGATGCCGGGCTGGTAGCACCCTCATAAAGCAGGATGCTGTGTTGACCAAAGATAACTAGCGCATTGTTATGTGCGGCTAACGCTACAACCTCGTCATAGCCATCAGGCCATGCCTTGCTTACATTAATTGAGCCGCTACTTCCCCCGGAAAAATCATTGCCAATTAACAAATCAGACCAATAAATAGTCTGAGTATCACTAGCATTATCAACAATCCACAACCTACCAAATGATGCAACTACTTCATTGCACTTTAACGTAGCGTCAGTAGCTGAGCCATTTACAACCGTAAATGTCCTAAGCCCATTGGCATTGTCGTATACCAAGGGGTCATAGCCACGCTGAAAGAAATACGCCTTGTCATTAAAATTAACAATCTTCCAATCATTAACACTAATCGTGTATGAGGCAGGGGTAATGTCCGTCAGGGTTGTAGTGCCCTTCAGGATCTTGTTGTTGCCCGTACTCAGTATTTCTTCATTGCCAGCATCATCGTAAAATTGGTGAATTCTATGAAGGTAGTCAATACCAAGCTCAGTCTTAGTAGTCGTAATAACGCTAATACCCTTACGCGCGGCAATACGACCCCGTTTATCAATAACGGCGTTGTCAGCCACATCTGCAAACGATGGATCTTGCGCTATTGGCGAGTCTTCCGTGTTAACCCCCTTAAATCCGGGGGCAACCAAGTTAATACTCTGTAGGGGCTGTGACATAACGATTCCTACGGCGTATAAAAAATAGTTTCTTCAGGATGCTTCTGTGCATCCATAGCAATCGCATCAGACAAGTATCTGTCTGCAATAGCAAAGTATTCGGGTGTAGACGTACCGCCTGTTTCGCCACGCTCACGGGCTAACAAAGCTACTGCTAAGTGAATAACAGGCTGGCTTGGAATTGCCAACGTATCTGAATCGCTACTCAAATCAGCATTTCTATTAACTAGCTTGGCTTTTAACGAATACACGCCATCTGGCTTTGGGTATATATCAATTTGAGTATCACCACTCCCATCAATGCCGTTGTAAGTAAAATATTTTGGCGCACCCGATGTTGGCGTATTTACAAAAAACTCATTATCAAACCACGCTTGAGTTTGATACTCCATTTCAAGATTAGAAGTATCATTGATTATTCGAAATACTTTTCCATTATCACCAGACCCTGTTAGTGAATAGGTGTAGTCATCTGCGGCTGTAGTAATTGTCAGTGTGCTTCGCAAAGCAGACCAATCCCATGCAGTTTCCACAAACTTTTTGGCATCATTTACAAAATCGCCAACCATTGTGCTGTAAGTATCATTAGTAACGGTACTAACAGTGTCTTCTCGCAAACGCCGCAACACATTATTTACCAAGTTTAAATATGTCATGACAACATTCCTTTCCCGCTATTCACGCTTCTTTGAATTAAATTGTTTAAAGCCGTGCTAGATTTTGGAGTTAACATAGACTGAGTTAATTCAGCCAAATAATCTTTTTGAGGCAAGTTTACATTTGGAACTGTTGGGTCTTGATAATCTAAGCGCATCATAAAATCCGAGCCTTTTGTTGGCGTAAATGTTCCGCCTCCGCCTGCAGGAATAGATATATCCTTAAACAACTCAACAACTGAATTTTCTCCATCAGTATCTTTGTTGGTGTCTTCTGTGTCTTTTGTCCCAACAACATCAGCTACAACTTCACCATCTTTTGTTGTTGTATTTTCTTGCTCTCCGCCTTCTTTGTCATCACCTTGACCAAGCTCAGGTTCTTTGTCTTTAGCCTCTGCCTCTGAATCTTTGCCATTAATAATTTCTTCAACAGTTTCAGCATCTTTTATTGTGCTGTTTAATATTTCGTCTTCTGTCTCGCCGTCTTTATCATCATTTAAATCATCACCCTCGCCATCCTTAGTAGAGTCATCTTGCGTTTCGCCCGTATCTTTATTTCCAACGGCATCATTAAGAGCCTCGCCATCTTTGACGGGGTTGTTTGCGGCGTCTTCTTCTGTTTCGCCATCTTTGTTTTGATTTAAATCTTCTTCGCCGTCCTTTGTTTCTGTTGTTTCTTCTTCGCCATCTTTTGCGCCAATTACATCGCCAACATTTTCTGCATCTTTTGTTGGATTATTTCTTAAATCTTCTTCTGTTTCGCCATCTTTATTATTTGTATCTTGCTCTTCACTGTCTTTGTTTTGGGTGTCAGAGTTTTCTGGCTCTCCGTCTTTGTTGCCAGATGACTGTTCTTCACCATCTCCGTCATCTTTGTTGTCAAAGATTGCATCAATAACGCCTTCCAAAAATCCTTCTGAATCTTTGTTTAGCGTATCGGTATTTTCTGGCTCACCGTCCTTATTGTTTGTATCTTGTTCTTCGCCACCATCTTTATTGGAATCTGTTTCTTCTTCGCCGCCATCTTTGTTGCCGTCACCTTCTTCTTCTCCGTCTTTGTTTGTGTCGACAGACTCTTCGCCATCCTTGGTTGTATCGCCAATAGAATCTTCGCCGTCTTTACCTATGCCAGCATTATCAGCAACGCTTTCAGTTGTATCTTTTTCTAGTTGCTCAGCGTTGTCCTTGTCTTTTTCGGCTTCAGCGTCAGAGTCTTTTTGATTTTGCTCTGTTTCTATTTCTTTTTGAGCTTGCTCTGCGGTTTGTTCCTTTTCATCTGATTCTGTTAATTCTTTATCAGATGTTTCACTATCTTTTACTTGTTGCTCTGCTTCTTTAGCTGTGCGCTCAGCAGTATCTTTTTCTGTTTGCTCAGATTCTGCATCTTTATTAGCTTCAGTGTCTTTATCCTTTTCTGCTTGCTCGTCAGCATCCTTGTCTTTTTCAGTTTCTTCTTGAGCGTCTTTATCTTTTTCTGCTGACTCTTCATTTTTTTCTGAATTTTCAGCATCTTTTTCATTTGACTCGGCGTCTTTTTCTTGTTGCTCTGCTGTGGCCTCTTTTTCAGCCTGCTCAGCTTTAGAATCCTTAGTCGATTGCTCAGCATCTTTTTCAGCTTGTTCGGCTTGGTCTTTAGCTTTCTGCTCTGCCTGTTTTTCTTTTAAACGTTCTTCGGCGTCTTTTTCAGAATCTTCTGCATCTTTGTCAGCTTGTTCAGCGTCTTTATCTTTTTCTGCGCCTTCTGCGTCTTTTTCAGTTTTTTCTGTTTGTTCTTTTTCTAATTCTTCAGCCGCATCTTTGTCCGACTGCTCAGTTTCTTTGTCATCTGACTCAGCGTCTTTATCATTTTGCTCAGCAGTATCTTTTTCTGTTTCAGAATCCTTGTCTGTTCCTCCTTGTTCTTTTTCTAATTCTTCTGCGGCATTTTCAGCTTCATATTTGTCAAGCCATCGTTCCGCTTTATCTTTAAT